AATATTTACGTGTGGATAATACACCCATGAGATATGATTCTCAGCATGGTTGTGGATGTTTATGGATGCTTTATCGGTTACATTAAAGAATGCTTTTGTTAGAAACAAATCAATCTTCATTCGGTTCACACCGATTGTCTCAAGGTACAGGTTCAAACAATTTGGTAATACTGTATCAAACCATTCCGCTAAGGCAGGATCATTGTGTACTTGCTCATAACCGATAAAGTCATGAGATACACCACTTTCCTTTGAATGTTTAAGATAAGCATCAAACCACAAATCTTTTTCTTTTTGAGTTACAGGTTTTCTAACTTCTGTGATTGTGGTTGGAAAAATAAAGTGATTTTGAAATTCACCTTCTTGAGTTGTCGGAAACTTTTCCTCATATCTAAATTGATTTGCCATGTTTTCCCATTTCTAACTTATACTGATCGTGGCACATATCACCGAGCGATTTTGTCAGGTTACATAATTTTGATGGATTATCAACTACAGATTTAACAGCATCACCGGCACGACGGCCGACAATTTTTCTATTCATTGATTTACCGGTAATTTCTTCCATAGTATCTAAGACTTCGTGAACAGTCCATCCTTGATTACTTCCAAGGCATTCATATGGAGTATTGGATGGTCCAGATATAGCAGCGTTGAGTAAAGAATTACAGAGGTCGTTAACGTGAATGTAATCACGTACGCAAGTCCCATCCCGTGTTTCATAGTCATCTCCATATACTTCTACGTGTTGCCGTATGCCTGCAGCAACTTCCGCTCCAATTCTAATGAGGTGAGAACTATCCCCAAGCTGACGATTGATACCATCACTCCCACTAACATTAAAGAAACGAAAAATAGTGTACCCATCAGCTTTCTCCTTTATAATATCTTCAGCACCAACCTTTGAGCGAGCATATGGTGATGCCATTTCAAAAGCCGATGATGTAGATGCGAATATGAAATTATCAGTACGTAATTTTTGAACCGCATTGAGCGTACCCATTGTATTGATACGATAATATGCTGATGGTTCTTTTAATGATTGTGGAACAACACTACGACCTGCAAGGTGAATTACTGCATCACCCCAACCCATAAGCCAATGATCCATAATATCCTGTACCCAAAACTTGTCACAGTATTTAGAAACATCATTGCTTTCGCCGTGGAAATTGTTATCAAACCCATGGACTTCATATCCATGTTCTTTTGCCAATCGGCAAAAATGTGATCCGATATAACCGGACGCACCTGTCACTAATAACTTCATAACCATACTAATATTTATGTAAAGTACTTATCCAAAATATCAAGTACATCCTGGTATTTTGCAATTTCAAGGATTTCAGTTTCCATTGCTTCAAATACGTCAGGGTGTTCACCTACACCTGCTGGGTTATTAAGATAAACTTCAACATTAAACTTATGCTTATCAATATGACCTTTTGCGTGTGAGCGTAATGCTGTTAATGTGTAATCTTGGTCAACCATAATATTCTCCTATACAATTAAGCTTGATTGTGGTGCAACCAAACCGCTCGTCATTTGTCGGTATGCGTTAGCAACCTCTTCATTTGTTTTAACCACTAATGAAATGTTATATAATACACATTCCTTAGGATCGTGTTCACCTGTCATAGCAATTCCGTTTGAAAAACCCATGCCTTGTTCACTCATTGTGAGGAACCTAGGATTTTTTAGCTCAACTGTTGAACCATCTTGTGATACTAGTTTACCTACGTATTCACCGTTTTGTGTAATTACTGTTACAATATCATTAGCTTTAAGCGCCATCTTTCTCACCTTTATAAATGCAAATTGCTTGCGTTCCTCGTGGAAAATAACCAGATGCTCCTGTCATTTGCCCACCTAATATTTCTCGTGCTTGAAAACACTCAACCATGTTTTCGTATTCATACCAAGCTTCAACAAATGGTTCATCGTAACCTTCTGAGGCATTAAACATAATGCTGATTAATACTAATGTCCACACTTGTAAACTCCTTTTAATTTGGTACTCGTAACCGGACTCGAACCGATACGCCCTAAGGCAAAAGATTTTAAGTCTTCATTGTCTACCAATTCCAACATACGAGCAATGGTGATTCCTGTAGGACTCGAACCTACGACCTAGTGCTTAGAAGGCACTTGCTCTAATCCGCTGAGCTAAGGAACCTATCTTTGAAAATTAAGAACGTATCGTTTACCGTCAATAAAAAATCTAATTGTCGAGTGCGAATACACATCGGCGTTTACGGTATCTCGATATTCAACAACATCACATTGTTCAGTCCATTCATAACCAACAATACGTTGTTGTGTTTTTGGTTGTGATCCTTTATCTGCACCAACCAATCCTCCAATTACCGCGCCAACTGCTGCACCATCATCGTTACCTGATACTCCTTTACCTAGGAGACCTCCGATAATCATACCTGCAAGAGCACCACCTGCGGCATCACCTTGGGATTGTACCGTCTCGTAAATCGGTACTTTCACATCATTACAAACGAGCTTTTCAACAATCTGAACGGAACGTGCTTGCTTTGTATGGTCATACACTCTCACGTTAGTCGGAGTCTCGTTTGCAAAGACTGGTGTTGCAGCAGTCAGCGCGGTTAGAAATACTAAATTTTTCATTTTATTATCCAATCAATCTTTTAGCATAACGAACGGTCATTAGTTGTGCTTCACTAAGACCTTTCATAGATGCAGTTTCAGCAAGATGCTCACCTACATCCGAAAAAGAATTCAGGATAGGTAACGGAATGTTCATATATTCACCTGATTCAGATGCCCACATCATTTTACGGCCAAAGGCTGAAACGATTTTTTGTGCGGCAGTTTGTTCAAAGAATGTAATGTTCATAGATAGTTTCCTTTATTTGATTATTCCATAATAACTGATTCTAAAGCATTTGTCAATGGTTAATTTCAATTATTTTAACAAATTCTGTAATTAATTCTTTAGATTTTTCACGTGCCTCGGTTTCCCACCAACAAGTTTCGTATTCTGTGTCAGTTTGTAATGCAGCATTAAGATCATCAAACTCATATTGTTTAACGTGAACAAGCTCGTGAGCAATGGTTGAAAATATTTCCGTGATATTACGATTAATGGTTTTTACCAAAATCAGATAATAACCTTGTTCTATATCAACGCATATACCATTGCCTTCGAGCTCATCCTCGGCTTCGATAATAATTTGATCTGGGAACACGTTTAGATTGTTACAACAAAAGGTAACAAACTTTTTTACCAGATCTTCATTATCAAGATTAGTTTTAATCATCATCTTCGTAATCAAAGTCTTCAAGGTATTCTTGATATTCCTCTTCAATACTAAAATGTTCTAGCAACTCATCAGGAATTTCATCAATTGACGAACGGTCTTCCAAATTATATTCGTAATATTCGTCTTCCATTGTTTCAGAACTAAATTGTCCAACAAACCCAATGCCTGACTCCCAATATTTCAAATCAACAGAACAGTCTCTATTGGCGGTGGCGAATGTTTCCAATGCGGTGATTGGTGGACCCCATGCAGAATCGACAGTACCAACAATACGAATTGTATTAGCGTTTACAACATCAAGTTCTAGGTTCTCAGGATCAACATCCCATTTAGTACCCCATGCTTCAAGCTGGTCACCGACACCGATTGATTCATCTTCCTTAAGAGGTACGAGTTGTTGAAGCAAACCACCTTGATCTTGAGCCTTTTCAAAAATCTCAGTGATTAAATCAGTCGGTCCGCTTATTTCAATATCATTCATACACCAATTGGGCATGCTGTTTCTCCTTTGTTATTATGTTATTCTAACTGATTCTATATGGAATGTCAATAGGATTTAAAGCAATCAAACATAATTTTTTCTAATTCGAAGGCTTCTTGTTCCCATGGCAAATTATAATAATCACCATCAAATGTTTTGCCATGCCAACGTGACGGTTTCTTACCGATACCTGAGACAAGCTCACCTTTTAGGTATTGTTTAACGTGTACCATTTCATGGAAGAAAGTAGTGAGGATCTGGTCTTGCTGGTTTTTTCCATCAACATAAACACACAGCTCAAGATCCTCAGGGTCGTATTCAACATAACCAAAACAACCATTATCGAACTCACCATCAAATAACACTTCCATTTCACCTTCGATTTCAAGGAACTCTGATGCAAACGCAACAGCACGGTCCATCATGGCGTCAGGTATTTTTGCTGGTTTATCATATGTGACATAAAACATTATGCCACCTCTTTAAGATCAAGCTCAAATTGTTTCTTTGCAGTTGTACTATTCCAATACCGTAAATCGGTTTCAGCTTCTTTGATTTCCTTAGCAAGTTTTTGTACCATTTCATCAGTTAGGCTCATAATGTTAATTGCAAGTAACTTATCAGCATCTTCTGGTAATGCTGAAGTGACATTAAGGATTTGCTCAGCGACATCTTTTTTCTTACGGTTCTTGAATACAATTTTGTCATCAAGTACTGCTTGAATGAATTCCATTTTAACACGTAACCAACGTGCCAATTCGATTGCTTCACGTTTACGCAATTCGATACGTTCATTGAGAATACCCAAACGGTAATTACAAAAATCCTTAATGAGATCAAGTTCATTTTTGTACTCACGGAGTTTACCATTAAAATCAATAACAGTAATATTCTCGGTGAGTGGCTTTGATAATTTGAACTTACGATATATTTTATCGTTATCCCAATCTGAACTACCTTTTTGTTTTAATTTAACATCAAAACGAAAACCAGTTTTATCACATAAATCTTCATATGATACAATGTCACCATCTTCCTCAAGTTTATCGAGAACCTTAACATAACCTTCACGGTCAAAACCGTATGGTACTTCAGTGATTGTCATTGTTGTTTTGGTTGGTTTACTGAAAACACCATTAACAGAATACTTATCTTCGATAGAATCATATGTAACTGTACCATTGAAATCAGGAAAGGACACTGGAAGTCTTCTCGATATGTTACCACTCGACAAGTATTCATCGCAAGCACGAGAGAGATCGGTTTTTGAGCGCGGAAGGATGTTTGTTGCAAAACCAGTTGCAATTCCTTTAGTTCCATTTGCCAATACCAAAGGAATAACCGGCAGGTAGAATGCTGGCGGCTCATGCTCAGGATCATTATGTTCAGGTGACAATTCCAAATCTTTGATATACGTTTTGAAATTTTCATGGACACGAGTATATACATAACGTGCCGCACCAGGTTCTTGAACAAGTCGAGTACCAAATGACCCACGGCCTTCAACTAAACAAATATTGTTATTCCATGTTGCTGCCATCAATTGACCGGCACCTGCCGCTGATGTTTCACCATGGTTGTAGCCGTAATCAGAAATGATACCAGCAACAGCAGATACCTTTTTGAAATCTGATTTGGAGTTTAGCAATGAGGAGTACAAATAAAACCGTTGTACTGGTTTCAACCCATCAATCATATTTGGGATTGCTCTCGACTCAACCGTATACATTGCAAATGATAACCATTCGTTTTTAGCAACGGCGCTAATTGGGTATTGGTGTTGATCTTCAACAAAATCTAAAACGCTCATAGTAATTCCTTTATGATTCTATCCATTCTACAACATTAAACTTGGTTTGTCAACCGATAATTACAGTACACCATCCAACCTTCATAAGCAAAGTATGCCATGATGGGTCCAATGAATGGTGCAAAGAATAGGTTAAGCATTATCCATGCAAACAAAATAGCTAACAATATGTCATACCATAAAATCATGCGAACATATACTCCTTACGTAAGGTTGAGTCTTTACCGAACATCATTTGGAATACTGATGCATCGTCAACCGTAACCGTATCATAAATCGGTTTATTAATAATGGTATCATATTCATCTTCGGTCAAGCTGCCTAGGCCTTTGATATAACGGTGCTTCCAATTTGTTTGTTCTTGTTTGAACTTTGAAGCATCTTCATATGTATAGAACCATTTAATGTCTTTACCTTTAGTCGAAATCATAATTGGAGTACGTGTGATTTTAACACGTTTTTCAGATAACAACCGCGGCCAAAATTTGTAAAAGAATGCAATCAGCAACGGACTGATGTGACCAATACCATCGTGGTCAGCATCGGTTAATGTTGCGATTGACTCATACGACATATTATCAACAGAATTTGGGTTGTTAATGTCGAGGTTTAGAACCGCAACCAATTCTGACAATTCTTTGTTCTTTAGCACATCCGCAGGTTTCATATCCCACGTATTCATAATAACACCACGCAATGGATATGCACCAACCGTATCAGGATCACGCACTTTGAGTAAGAAACCCATTGCCGAGTCACCTTCAACAATTTTCAGTGTTGAGTTTGGTTTGTTAGCAGAGATATGCTTTGCAACTTTGACTTTTCTCAAATTCTTTTGAGCAATTGTAGCGGCACGTTTATCAGCAGCCTGTTTCTTTGCAAGCTGTGCTTCGATAATCGGTTCAATAATTGACGGTGTTGCCATGATCTTACGAGCAAAGAATAAAGCATCTTTTACGTTTGCTTCTGTGTAGTGTTCTTTGACATTACCCATTGGGTTTGTTAACCGTTCCTTTGTTTGAGAATCAAACTTTGGATTGGTGAAGTTTCGAGCAAACATAACCATGGTCAAACCATTTTTAATTGTCATATTACCGACTTCAATACGGTATTTCCGTTTAATCATAACGGCCAATTGAGTAATTACGTTATGCATTATCCAATCAACATAAGTACCACCTTGACGAGTATTCACACCATTAATAAATGAGTTTGAACGGAACCCATCAACTGAACCTGCAAAGAAAAGGGATAAGTTGTATGATTTCTCAATGATAACATCACTGCCATCTTTTACAAACATATCGGCATATTTTTTGAGGTTGTTGACCTTAATACGTTTCTTATTAAACGAAAAAGAGATCTCAGGAAATGCCATTTGCAATGAGATCAACCGATCTTCAAGTAATACAATTGTATCAAGTTCAGAAAGGTTATTAACTTCAAACAAGTCAAAGTCAGGTATAAATGATACCTCAGTACCACTACCTTCACGTTGACTATTCTTTTCATTAATAGTCTCGGCACCGTTCTTACATTCAACAGTAAGCATATTGTCATTTGACCAAGTTTTGCCGACGAATTTCTTTGATAGGAAATTGGTTGCTGCTGAACCGACACCGTTTGTACCAATTGTTACACGTTCGTCATCAAACGATGTACCAGCATTAACTCTTGTCCATGCCGCAGTTGCTCGAGCAATTTTGGTATCGGATGTTTCATCGTATACCTGTTCTTGTGGAATACCACGACCGTTGTCTGTAACGATTACTTTATCATCGGTCACAGATACATTAATGCGGTTTGCGAATTTGAAATTTGTACGAATTGCTTCATCAAGTGAGTTGTCGAGTATCTCATCAATCATTTTTGACAATGCAGGTACGTATGTGGCATTTTTCCACTCACCGAGAACAAACCGCTCAACCTGTTCTTTTGCACTTGAACCCATATACATTCCGATACGTTCACGGACGTGTTGGCGAGCAGTTAAAATTTTAAATTGTTCAGACATATAGAATCATTCCTTAATTATCTTATACCATACTAACAAAGTTTTCAGAACTTGTCAACTACTTTTTTGTTAGGTAAATCATAAACTCGCCACGCATGGCATGAATATCAGCATCATTCCATATACGATTTTTCATTGTATCTTCCATGAAGTTCATATCAAATTGCAATGTATCAATGAGTGGTCGAAGAAATTGTTCTCTAAATTTAATGAATTTTTGAGGACCATCAGTTGATGCTCGAAGGTGACACTCAACCGCAATGTGTTTTACATTATTAATACAGAAGTCGAGATTTTCCTTTGATAAGACATCATATTCTCCGCCTTCGCAATCAATTTTGAGATAGTCGATTTTATCAATATTGAATCTATCAAGAAAATATGCAAATGATTTTACTTCAAACTCATCGGTATAAAATACGTTATCAGTATGACCCATTTCTGAACCAATTGCGTATGGGATAGGTACAACTTTTTGCTCAGGCTCGTCTATTACATACTGCCATGTATTATTTACGATTGCTTTTAAAAATTTTGGGTTAGGTTCAATCGCATAAACCTTTTTAGCACCTCGGTCGAGAGCATGGGCAGTAAACATACCAACGCATGCTCCTACATCCACACATATATCACCGGGTTGTACCTTATACCACCATTCATAATCTTTTCGGACAAAAAATTCTCTATGCATTGTAGCTACGCTTACCATACATAAATCACTCGTATCCATAAATAAATTCAATGCTTTGCCGCTCATTATTGTCTCCTATATTATAAGTTGCCAATCCAATGGCTGCAATCATCACACGGGTCGTCCCACAAATATACGGGCTCCATGCACTTTCCACTTTTGGTTGTTGATGTTGGCTATTTATTATAAATACTCATACTAACTGATTCTATATAAATGTCAATAGGAAAATACCATGCAAACAAATTATCTTGATCCAACCTCCTTTAAGGTTGCAGTTTCACGCCTTCCGAATGTTGAGTTCTTTACTCGGCGAGCAATCATCCCAGGTGTTACAATGTCACCTGTGGCACGGCCATCGCCTATTAGGAATTTATATGAGACCGCGGACCGACTCGAATATGCTGAACTTGATCTAAGTTTTGTGGTTGATGAAAATATGGCAAATTATCAGGAAATCCTATATTGGATGGAATCATTAGGCAAATCAGAAACGACTGATCAGTTTTCTCGTTTGCAAAAATCGGATGATGGCATCACATCCGACGTTACTATTATTGTCGAGAACAGTAATAAAAACCCAAATATGCTATTTACGTTTACCGATTGTTTCCCAACAATTTTA